TGTGTTTTGCAACTTTTTCCATAGATGCTTTACCAAATCTAGCTTGATCTAAATCTATTTTATATTTAGTGGCTTTATACTCATCCTCTTCTTTTTCTACTTTGCCTTCTAACCATTTTATCTTTGCTTCATTTCTTCTATATTCGAATGATAGATGCATAAGATTATCTAGATAACTAGACTGTTCTCTTACACACTGCCAATACTTTGCAGCTTTAGTTGGGTATCTATTATCTTGTAACACAGAAAATCTTGCTTCTGTTTCTGTTCGAAACATTTGTTTCTTGGTCCATGTGTCACGAAGCTCGTCTACCATACCTTTAAACGAAGACAAATCTTCTTGTGTTA